GCAGGCTAAGAATTTATTAACAACAAAAAAGATTGCATTTGAAGTAATTAAAATTGATGAAGATGATGTAGCACGTGAATGGTTGCTGGAACAACGTCATCGCACAGTGCCGCAAATTTATCGAGATGGCAAACTATTTGTTGAAGGTGGCTTCCAAGGCTTAAAAAAATTAACCGATGAACAATTAAACGAAATGTTAGGGGAAACAAGTGCTAGTAACTAATAAGTATGACAAGGATACATTAGTATCATTTAAATTAGTAAATGGTGATGAAGTTATTGCTAAAGTAGTTGAAGAAACTGCTGATGAATTTATTGTATCTAAACCAATGATAGTGGTACCAAGCCCACAGGGTATCGGCTTGATGCAAAGTCTATTTACATCCGAGTTAAATAAGAGTATACATATAGATAAACGTCATGTAATGTTGCATGCGCAAACAAGTGGTGAATTAATAAACCATTACATACATACAACTACAGGTATAGAGCCAGTTGGTGCTGGTAGTATTATAACTTAGGATTTAGAATGGCAGAACATGATATATCGCTGGTAACAGCTAAAGCAGGTAGTGTAGTACTAGAAAATCTTAAACCATCTCTAGCCACACCTGCTGGTGCTCTTACTCCAGCAACATTAACTGCTATGGCTGGATTAGCTAAAGGTGGCGCACTACAAATTGCACCGGCTGTTACTTCTGCAATCTCAGTGATGCAAGATAAAGCTGCCCTGTATGGTAATGTTCTGTCTCCTAGTTATAATCCCACACTTGCCGCAAATCTAGCATTAGCTGCTACTAATTTATCAACTCAAAGTCAGCAATTATTGCCAGCAGGCAATCCAGCGGCATTTGGGCAAGTAGTAATGCAAGCACAAGGACACATTGCTGATGCATTAGAAATAAAATCTGCTACTAGCTTTATAGCAAATACTTCATTTAGTGATTATGGTAGTGGAATATCGAGTGTTAGTTCGATGGCCACACAAGGAGTAGATAAAGTACTAGGCGATCTACCGAGTGCAGCCAAGGCATTTACTGCGGCAGGACCTGCGTTTGACCTTAAAGATATGAATAATTTTGGTTCATCGGCAGGGCTAGTTAACAAAATATCGAGTCTTAAATTAGGAAATGCGTCAGGACTCAACGTCGCGCTAACTAAAGCCGGAGTAGACCTTACTCGACTAGGTGACCCGGTTTATGCATCGACTATCGATAAAGTAATGGGTTCAATTACTGATCCTAAAATTATATCTACAATAACTAATCAAATGGGCATTGTTCCGCCGGTCGGAAAAACAATATTTGCATCGATTGGGTCAATGGGCGCAGACCTTGCTCCAGTGGTCGGTGTGGGTGGTGTGCAAAGTCTTAAAGATTTAACTGATATTAAAAAATTATCTAACCCAGCCGACGTTGCTGGTATGTCTACAGACTTGAAAGGAGTTGCTACTAAGCTCGGTGATATGGGTGCAAAATTTGATAGCCCAGCCGCAGCGGCAAGTATGTTAAATGGAATTACTATCCCAAGTGTTTCTAAATTAGATGCATTTGCACCGAGTTTAGGTGGATTAATGGGCGACTTAAAAGGTGATATAGATGGTATGACTGGATTAGGAAACGGTGCGCATGGTCTGCCAAATATGACAGACTTTACACAAGCCGCAGCTGGTGGACCAAAAATTGATGCACTACATGCTGCAATGGCATCGGGTATCGAAAGTGAAATAACCGCGGCAGTAGCAGGTGTACATGCAATGATTAGTACAACTTCTAGTTTAATGACTAAAGCAGGAGTTGATTTAACTACTCCAACTCCTGCTAGTTTAGGAAGTATTAAGAGCTTTGGTATGGGACTACATCCATTGGGCGCAGATACTAGTGGCTCAGGAGTAACAGATGTATTGCACAATATGGCAACAGATGATGCACACGGCGAAGCAATTAAAGCAAGTTTAGCTGAAGGTAAAAATAAATTACTCATGCAAGCTCATGGCATTGCTCCGTTACAATTTACTCCGACTAGTAATCCATTTTCTGGATTGCCAAGCGCAGCCGGTGACAATAGTCTTTCTGGTGGATCAACTTTACTCGGCGGTAGTTAGCCATGATATTAAATCCTATTGTTGAGTATGTAAGTATTTCAAAATGGGTAGCAGGCTTGATTAACAAAAGAATCACTCCACACAACTTTGTCAGACAACTTGGCAAACATCTTAATAAACATCATTCAATTAAAGTTGATTTCTACTGTGGCGATAATAGTATACTTTCACCGGGTGACTTTACATTTGGTGCAGAGTACGACCCTAACTTAGATGAAGAACGACGTAAGCAATTCAAACTAACTCTTATAATTAATCAGGCTAAAAAATCTCCATGGCTTATTACAGGCAAGATAGCAGATGATCTTACCCTTGAATTAGTTGAATCGTTGGTACATGAATACAGACATCAACATCAATATAGAAGTCGTCGCTTTATAATGAATAGAGGTTATGTTAGTAAGCACAGTAATGCAACAAATGACCAAGAATATTTAGGCATGCCCGATGAAATAGATGCGTATGCCGCAAACATAGCCGCTAGATTCTATATTTTAAAATACAAGTTAAATACTATAGAACCAATGGAGAGCTTAGATTTAGAACACTACCGCCGTACATTTGGAAGTGATCATTTAGTAATGCGTAAATTACTAAAGAAGATTGCAAAAAATATAACTTATCTTAAGGCACATGATAATGGCAAAATCCGAAGAAGAAGTAAGTGTAGAGTACGTAGACCAAATTAGTCCAGTAGATGATGCCGACATTTATGTGTTTGCAGTTAAAGCAGATGGTACTGCTAAGTTTGTTATGATACCAGAGTCTGATATTGGTGCAGTCCACCCAAACATTAAATTAATATTTGAAATACTTGGTATGGATGCAGATGTATTAGAAACGCATACGTTACAATAAGTAATCGCTGTATTTCAAAAGAAACATTGTATGTAACTGTTCATCCCAAAAGTCTAAGCGTATAGTAGTCCAACTCTCAAATGGATATTCTTTTTGCGCCTGACCAGGTGAATAATCCCTGTACTCACGTATAGTAAAGCCCAATGTATCTCTTAATCGCCAGCTAATTAATACTGTAGTTCGACCGTAATCTTCTACAATCTTGTCTTTTAGTGTTGCCCATTGTTTTTCAGTCATTGAAATTGTTGTTGCCATTACGACCACCTCATTACTAACAATGTAAGTAATTTATCTGTAATATTAATTTGTGTTCTGAACTGCCACCATTCTGGATTACTAACACCAGCTTGATTATGTTCTTCTTCGCACCACTCTTTTGCTGCCTTATATTTGGTATAATTTATATCGTCTAAATCGTGAATTAGGTTAATTTCAATCATGCCCACCTCAAACAAAAAGCAGTTCTATCAATTTCACTATCTAAACTAATCATCATACCTGCATGGTGTGCTTTACCACGTGGTAAATTATCTTCCATCCATTGATATATTTCATCTTCATTATCTACCCAAAACTGTATATCAGCAATAACAATATAGTGGTATGGCATTTCGTCATCAAAAGGACCCGTTGCTATAAACTTGCGACCATTTGCTCCGTCTAATAAACTCATGCGCAACTCAATAAAAACATCATGTAATCATTACTGTCACTGAAGCAATAAGTCAAGGGCTTATATCCAACAATGTGCCACCGATTTGGATAGTTCTCATACATATTTTCTCTTAGCCAACGTTCACGTACATCATAAACACCATATTCTTCGTCCGGCAAGAACGTTGGGTCGAGTGTAACTTGGTGTGGCCAAACTGCTTTATTCAATACTCTCATGCTCCCCACCTTAGTATAAACAGAAATTCAATTTTTGGATCTTTGATTGCAATGTAGCAATCGCGATTTTCTGTGAACCAACCATCATCGCCAACAGTCTGCTGAAGCCACATCACACGATCGTAAATCTCCTGGTATGGTAAATGGCCAATTTTAATCATTTTGTAAAGACGTAAACGCCTTCCCACTTCTCACGCCCTGCGATTTTATCGTTCCCTACGCCCGGGCGGGTATTGAGTAGCATCTTAATTGTACCTGAATGTTTAAAGCCTAACTTCTCAGCAGTAGCAATCCAACGTTCAACTACAGCATACTCTTTATTACCATATGACTTATAGTCCGCAATGTTAGTAGCAAACACACCATCACTGTTTAGGCCTTTGTGTATGTTCTTCATAGTGGGCGCAACATAACCCTCAAACCATTCGTCTAACGTAGTATACCTAACCATGCACTGTGTTGGCTCGTCGCTGTACTTCTCTAAATTAAAGTATGGCGGACTACTAAACGCAAGATCAATATCAGCGGGCTCGTATTCTTCGCTTACTGATTGTGTAATCAATCCTTTGTTACCCACTGCCTGTTCTATTAGCTCACTTAGGTATGTTAGATGCTGTACTGTTTCTGTGTTAGGGTCGATACATTGGTAGTTGTAACGCATGTTACTAGTCGTTATACCCAGCATGCGTCCGCCATAGCCCGCACTGTAGTCATACACATTGCCCCAAAGCACAGGGCATAAGTGTTCTACTATAGCACGTGCATTAAGCGACTTAAAGTTCTGTACATTCTCACCTGTAACTAATTCTAATGCTCTACGTAATGCAGTTGGGCTAACTAAATTGTTACCTTCTCTATATTCAAAACATAAATTGATTGCACGTTTTAACTTTGCGTCACTTAGAAAGCGATCTTTAAGACTGTTACTGCCACGTCCTTTTGGTTCGGCAGTCATCATGTTTGGGAATAGAAATCTATTGATACCTTGCCCCTGATTGTTGCCCAAGTTAATAACATTGTTCTTAACACTATTAGTTACAGTCTCAGACAACTCTTTAATAGCAGTAATCAATCCAGCTTCTGTGTAATAGACAATTGGCGTAATGTTTATAGCACGATAGATATCAAATACTTGCTGTATTGTATCAACTGGATCTTTAAGATATTGTTCTTTAGTAAATGTGTCTAATTTATCCTGCACTGATTCGTAGCAGGTAAACTGCGGTTGAGTTGCGTACTGCGCCACTCCCCATATATTATGTAAATCATCTATCATTTAAACTGTTCTCATATAATTCTACAAATGTAGTTTCCCAATTTGTATTTCTAATTTTGTCAAGACTATATAGATAATCCATCCAGTCATTGCTTGGGTCTACTGTAGATCTAACATAATTTTTAAGAGAAGTAACCCAATAAAATTTATTATTATCAATTAGCGACAATTCATTTAAGAATGATTTTCTTAATTCTCTACCTGCAAATTTAATATCTAATTTGCCATTTGCGGTATGCACATGAAATTGTGTAGCAACATCAAATTTATCTATATTAGTATTACACCAATTGATACATTCGCGTAATCCAAACACATTATGAAGGCCAACAGTATATGCTATATTAATTTTAAGATTGGGCAAACAGTTATTTAATTTAGCAATATTATCACTTACCTGTTTCCATATCAGTGGATTTCTAATATATTCAAACTGCTCGTTAATACCATCAATACTTAACGATAAAGTAACTTCTTTGGCTTTACTCCATAATTGTAGCACATCTTCTGTTGGGTAGCAAGATCCATTTATATTATATGATACTGCTACTTCATTGATGTTCTGTAATTGCGTTAATATAGTGACATGATCATTTGTTAATAATGGTTCACCACCATTGAAATAAACACTTTTTAGTTGAGTTAAATCTAACCCATCGAGCTGATTTTGTTCTTTATTGATGTCACTAATATTAGTAGATTTAGTAAATCTTGACTCTGTATTATTTAATAATTGTGCATCTTGAATCCACGCACTTGAGTAGGTCGGACTGCAAATAATACATTTAGCATTACATATTGGTAATGTATTATAGTCAAGACTAAACAATACAATAGATTGTGTCTGAGGAATTTGATTTTCTCTATACAAATCTATGTAAACTTGACGTTTACTTTCACCGTGATTATCTTCTACTACCCAGCAACTTTGGCAGTGAGGTGCCCGTACATTATTATTTGCCGAAACTCGCAATAAATTAAGGGATTGATTGTTAACAAAATCAATTTTCTGAGTTAATACCTGTGATTTTTTTGATGTACTACATGGTGCAATATGATATGCTCCATTGCTAGTTCGTTCAACATAGATACCATGGAAAATCAATGGACAATACGTTTTTGAATTTGTATCTATCATTTTGCTCCAAACCTTAATAAAAATAGCATACGGTCTTTTTCTTCTCTAAAATAATACTTGCGGTCACTTGCTATCCATTTAGCATCATCATACCACCAACCACCATGCCTGCATAAGTCTGCGTTGATTTAGTCCAACACCAGTAAGTGATACTTCGATATATTCTGTCATGCCCATCTCAATGAAAACATTAGTGCATGCGCTGGGTCACGGAAGTTAAATTCAATTTTATTCCAAGTTGCATTTACATACCATTCACGCAACTCACTTGGTAACTTAAATGTGTCAACACACCACTTGTATTCGTCTAATTGCGTTAGATCAAAATCTACTGCATAAAACCTATAAAGTTTAACACGTGTATATCGCATTAATTATGCTTCAAATAAAAATATGTGATGTACTCACGTGCTTCATTCTCACGTCTACCATCCCAATGCCAAGTATTATACGACATACGCTTTACGCCCTGTCGCCCTTTTAATTCTTCAGTAACTGAATCCACCGCCGCACCCCAGTTATCCACTGTACGTTCCGCAACCGAACCTTCAGAGTGCAACTCCATAATCCAGTGATAGTTTTCTTTAACTAAAGTAATATTCATACAATCATTATACGCTGATTTTAGCCAAAAGTCAAGCAGAAAATATCACTTGACATTTCGGTAAAATGCCTGTATAATGCTTACATACACTAACAAAACGGAGCAACAAATGAACAAACAACAATTAATTGAAACACAAGTTACTGATATGGTGTGTAAGGCATTATTTGATTTGGAAAGTAAATTAGTAACTAAGTTTAACATTGACAGCTTTGATGCATACATTGATGGTGAAAAGTATAACAAGGTAGTTGATAAATTAATCAAAATGTATACAACTACAGCAATTGCTGAAGTGGAAGCAACAAAATAAGAGGTTGACTTTTTGGTAAAATGGCTGTATAATGCTTTACATACACTAACAACAAGGAGATACAAATGAACGCTACTCAAATTGCAAATGCTTTAGTACAAGGTACTTTTACTAACGACGAATTAAACAGCATTGTTGATGCTATCAAGTATGCTCGTGCAAAATTAGGTAAACAAGCTAAACGTAATTTAACTGTTGGTGACAACGTGCAATGGGTTAGCTCACGTAACGGTTTAACTGTAAAAGGTACAGTGCGTAAGATTGCAATTAAGAATGTACAAGTTGCAACTGCACAAGGTATTTGGAATGTTCCTGCTAATATGTTAGAGGTAGTATAATGAACATAGACGATATAATTATTTCTAATAACATCAACCAAGCAGTCTTTAATGAAGACATTGCAATCGATACCGAAGCTGGTCAGATGACAATGGACAATTGCATAGCTTGGTTAACACAGCAAGAGTTTAGTGACAACTCATTAGAAATAATTATTTCAGCGGCAATTGTAATATTACATGAACGTAATAATAACGAGGAGCAATAACATGGCAGGCAAAGCAACAAGTGTTTATTTAACAGTATCAATTAAAGAAACACATAAGACAGCATTTCATAAACAATTCTTTAATATGAATGGTTTAAATCAGTTTGTTGCTACCGATGAGTTTATTGTAAAATATCCAACAACTGAGTTTTATATTACCAAAGAAATATATTAAAATGGAGATAACAATGGTTAATACACTTTATTCACAGCAACAAGCATTTGCTAAACGTAAGTTTGATCCAACTAAGAAAGCAGACTTAGCAGTTTACAAAACGTTTATTACAACTGGCTCTTGGGGAGAAACACCTTGTCCGTTTGAAGCAGAATGGCCATACTTAACAATCCCTGGTATGTTGGCACATAAGATTTCAGAGTATGCAGTGCGTAATATTTAATTAGATTTCTTTCACACTAACAAAAGGCTCTACGGGGCCTTTCATTTTGACTATAAATATTGTATTAGGAAACAACAATGGCATCATACTCACTAACTGCTACAAATATAAGTCAACAAAGCCCTGTACTTAAAAAGGGAGTTGTGATATTATATTCGTCTGTATCAATTTACTTTATAGTTGGTGAAAATCCGGTCGTTGATCCAACCAAGTGTGCATTGTTACGTGCTGGTGAGAGTAGAGAGATGCGCTTTCCTGTTAAGTGTAGTAAGATTGCAGTGCAGGCAGTTGGAGCACACGGAGCAGTTACTATAACTGAACAAGGTGGCGGAGTAAAAGCTAGCTGTACAGCATAAGATTAACTAAATACACTAAAGAGAATAGTTATGTCAGCAAACGGAATATCAACCTTATCTACAAAACAGCTTAAACAAGAAGGCAAACTTGCTATTGCAGAAGCTAAACGTCAAGGCTACGATGTAGCAATTGATGGCACAATTAGTGGGTCTGCGAATTCAAGTCAACCATTTGCACGTACACTTAATGTATTAGATATTAATCTATTACCTACAAAATATTCAGGCAATGTAATTGTTGATAACATCCAAGATGGTAATGTTTTAGTAACAGGACGTCCGTGGACTGATATTGCATGGACATTGCCAGCTGGTATGGACCGCAATGAACCATATAACGGGTCTGGTGGTAGCAATCCTACAGTACCTGGCGCAGACTATAAAACTGCAGCCACACGTGGAGTGCCTGCATATTCAGGTAGTGGTATTACCTTTAACAATCTATCAGCAGATGCGCTTGACAGTATTTCAAATGAAGCAGATGGCTTATATCGTCGCAAATATGTTGGTAAAGTGATTTCAACTTACGGCAATTGGTCCAGCTACGATTCAACATGGTTTGCTGATCCAACTCGCGGACCTATTTCACAGGCCACATACGAAGTTGATACCTATGTTAGCTTTGGCTATCGTAGCGATTTAGGCTCAGAAAATGGCTATAGCTTGGAATGGAAGGGCTATCTAAAAGCACCAGTTACTGGTAATATGCGTTTCTTTGTAGATGTTGACGATGACATCATGGTATGGATAGGTGCTAGTGCGCTTGCTCCGACTAACTCTAACTATCTATTAGCACAAACAGGCGGCACAAGAACAGGCACCAACGGTATTACAGTAGTAGCAGGCAAATACTATCCAGTGCGCATGGCATTTGTTGAACACGGCGGTGCAGAACAATTCCAAATCTTTGCCAATAGTTCAGCAGGTGCTACAGTATACAACGGTCAAGATTTAGACTGGGCATATAACACAGCAACCAAAGGCTATTAAGGTAAATACATATTATGAAGATAGCAGAATTATTCAAACACATGATTGACTTGTTGGCGCAAGAAGAAGCTCAAGGCGATCAATCACAGGAAAATGGTTCCGACGACACTGGAATGATGGTACCTCCATTACAGCAAAAAATAGAACTGCACAAGAAAGCGCACGGTTTGGATAATGTCTATGATCAATCCAATGATGGCACACCTGATGAGCTTACTATTATCAAACGTAACGCAGGTATAGCGTCAATTACTACTCCAGACGAAGACGAACCGTTTGAAGGATAAGGAGTAATCCGTGTCCTTTACCCAAGATTTATTTACCCAAAGACGAAATTTTGAAGATGGCAATACCCGTATAGGTCAACTTGACCGTATTTGGTATGACGAACATCGTAATGCCTTTTACATCGGTGATGGAACAACACCAGGTGGTAGATTAATTGGTGGCGGAGGTGGAGCCGGTCTTGGATATAATACTAAACTAATCACCACAGCCAGTTATACAGTTATACAAGATGACTATTACGTTGGCGTCAACTATGCTGGTACCTGTACTATTACTCTACCGGTAAGCACCAATGGTGATAAAGTTGTAATTAAAGATGAAAGTGGATTAGCCAGTGTAAATCATATTATACTTGCTGGCAATGTTGACAATGATCCAGGTGGTGCTGTCCTAGCTATGGACAATGGAGCCATCCATATGATATACCGTGATGGGTGGAGAATAATCTAATGACATATTTGTTTTCGAGTAATGTAGAAGTAAGCAACGATATTGGCAATCCGTTGCCTATTACAGTAACCAACACCAACGGTAACATAGTAAGTTTGGCAAATCCATTTCCAGTAACCTTAGGTAGCAATAGTATACAGATTATTGGTAATATATCAATACCAACTACAGTAAACGTAGCATCAAGTCCAGACGATCCGGTACATACACATATTACAGAAATTGGTACCAGCGGCAACCTATTAGCATTAGGCATTAATTATATGCCCATCGGCGGCAACGTCGGCATAATAAGCAATGTAACTGTTCTACAAGGTACTAATCCGTGGACTGTGAATGGTAGTGTTGGAATTACCAGCATTGGTAATATTGATATAGGTAATACTAGTTTGCCTGTTAGTGTTCAAGGCAATGTAAACGTCAATCCAATTTCAGTTACTGGTATTACATCAAACGTAAACGTCAATCCACTTTCTGCCACAGTGTCAGGTAACATCGGTATACTAAACACCAATGGTAATATAGTAAGTAACACTAATCCATTCCCAGTAACTGGCAATTTAACTGCCACTATAACCGGAACTAGTACAGTAACACTAGGCACAGGATCAACAGATGCCTTTGGCAGACTGCGTACTAGCCAACCGTACACATTGTTTGACAGTAGAGCAAGATACTACGATCATAATGACTTCAGTAACGTTAATGCCACTGGCGGAACAGTAGTTTATGACACCAATAGTTCCACGTTTCAATTGAATGTAACTGCCGCTAATGGTTCTAGCGTTATAAGAGAAACAAAACGAGTGTTTCCTTATCAACCAGGTAAGAGCCTGTTAGTTTTAACAACTTTCTGCATGAACACACCTAAAACTAATCTACGTCAGCGTGTGGGATATTTTACTACCAATAACGGTGTATACTTTGAAAACGACGGAACCTATAACTATCTAGTAATAAGAAGTTATAGTAGCGGTGCGTTGGTTGAGGATAGAGTAAGACAAGATGCGTGGGACAATCCATTTGCCGCATTAAATGTAGACAGAACACAGATTTTTTGGATAGATGTAGAATGGTTGGGTGTAGGATCTGTTCGTTGCGGATTTGTTATTAATGGTGCTTACGTGCTGTGTCATACGTTTCATCATGCTAACATTATAGGCAATACTACTACATATATGACTACTGCAACATTGCCTGTACGGTATGAGATAACAAATACAGCAGCCACTGCTGGCACAAGTATGATGCGTCAAATCTGTTCTACAGTTATCAGTGAAGGAGGATATAATGCCTTTACCTACAGCGAAACCGCAGGACGAGGTACTTCGGTATTAAGATTAGCAACAGCAGGAACATATTATCCCGTAGTCAGTATTAGATTGGATAGCACGAGATTAGATGCTATTGTGTTGCCGAGACAGGTCGATGTGCTTAGTCCCACTGTAAACTACTATCGTTGGAAATTAGTGTTGAACCCTACCTTAACTGGTGCTGCTTGGGCCGGAACTAGTACTTCGGGAACTGTTGAATATGACACAGCTGCTACTGCTATATCAGGTGGAATAGAACTACAGGCTGGCTATGTCAGCAGTAGAGAACTTTCCGAACTGGGGGCAGATGCTTTTGCCTTCCAATTAGGCAGAACCTTAGCAGGAGTTAGCGATATAGTCACACTGGCCATGGCAGCAACATCAAACAACGCAGACGTGTTAGCTCAAATAGGCTGGCAAGAGATTACATAAGATAGTATCAACACTTAACCAAAACTCTTGACATTCAATAAACTACCATGTTAAACTATCAGATACAACTCAATAAATAATTAACTATGTTATTTGGATTATTCATCTTAGCAGTGGCTTTAAGCATTTCAGCCGTGGCCGCATACTATTCCATAGCTGGATTAACAGCTATTTTTGCCGCGGCAGTAGTGCCTATTATCATTATGGGTGCTGTACTCGAAGTAGGTAAAATTGCCGCTACTGTATGGCTACACAAGTTTTGGCATCGTGCTAACATACAGTTTAAACTTTATCTTGTTCCTGCCATTTTAGTGCTGATGCTGATTACCAGCATGGGTATCTTTGGTTTCTTATCTAAGGCACACATGGATCAAAACATTACAGTAGGCGATAGTGCCGCTCAGGTGCAGATCTTAGATGAAAAGATTAAAACGGAACAAGATAATATTAGTACAAGTAAGCGAGCCCTACAACAAATGGATGCGCAGGTAGACCAAATGTTAGGTCGTACCACAGACGACAAGGGTGCCAATCGTGCTGTACAGATTCGCAAGAATCAAGCTAAAGAACGTAAAAGCCTACAAGCAGACATCTCCGCCGCACAAAAGAATATTTCAGCACTACAAGCAGAACGTGCTCCACTAGCCGCGCAGAATCGTAAGATTGAAGCAGAAGTAGGACCTATCAAGTACATAGCCGCACTTATCTACGGTGACAATCCCACCGCTGATCTATTAGAACGTGCTGTCCGTTGGGTAATTATCCTACTGGTATTTGTATTTGACCCATTGGCACTTATCCTTATCCTAGCCGCAGAGCAAACTCTTATGTGGGCTAGAGAAGATAAAGAAAAACGCAAGGGATGGCACCAAGAATGGGTGCCAGACTCAGAAGCATGGCCGCCATATGCTCCGGATTTTCCTGATATAGAGGAAATTAGAAAACAATCTGGTGTAGATCAAAATATGGAAATGACTGAAAAGTTGTTTGACACTGAAGAAGAATTCTTTGCGCACGGCAAAGAAATAGCACGCGAGTTAGATGCCAACGAAGGACACTATGATCCTTTAGATATTCCTGTATTAGAAAACGAAGAAACATGGGCTAGTCGTGTAATCGACGAAGCTCAGGAAGGAGAGGCTTTAAGCCTAAAAAAAAAGTTGACGACCTATCTACGTCGCTTGAGCAGACTGAACAAGATCTTGCCAACGCTATCCTCCTTATTCAAGAAAAAGAATTAGAACTGGCTAAACGTACTCAACCTGTACAGTTTGCATTAACTAACGCAGATGCAGACAATGTAGAATCTACACCAGTAAGTACCAATGCCAACTTTGGTACTAAATTCCCCGTTAATCCTGCTAGAGGCGACCTTTTCCTACGTGTAGATTACTTACCAAATCGCTTATACAAATGGAACGGTAGTAAGTGGATTGAAGTGTCACGTGAACTAACTGATCAGTATGCTTACGAAACTGAATACATAAAATTTATCACTGAAAAAATTAAATCAGGCGAATACAGCATCGACGATCTAACTAAACCAGAGCAAGAAGAAGTATTGAAACATCTCGATTATAACACTAGGAGTAACCTTCGATGAGTAGATTTATCACAAGCCCAGATGTATTAACCAAAACAACCTACACTGTAACATTAGTAGATCCTAGCGTAGACGATATAGAGCGTGTTGGGCTATACTGTAAATCAGTTGATGAAGATTATGATGTTTACTTATACAATGGTGATAGCAGTGATCTACAGTATCTTAATTCTATTTCAAACATATCCGATCAAGTATTGATTAACGAAACTAGCCTAGTCACAATCAAAGGTGCTGGTAATGTAGTACAATACGGTCCAAATCAACAGCTTAATAATCCTTTAGATTATTTTCGAGCAATAAAAGGTTGACCTTTTAATTTTAATATGCTACTATATCTAGATAAATAATATACACTTATTTAAGGATACTAAATGGCATTTCAACCCATGTTAAGCGGTAGCACAGTATACGTTAAGAACGACAACGTAGAACAAGCTATTCGTAAATTAAAGAAAAGATTACAGGACAACGGCATGTTACAAGAACTGCGTGATCGTTGTGAATACGAAAAACCAACAACTAAACGTAAACGCAAAGCGGCTGCGGCTAAGAATCGTTGGAAAAAGAAATTGGCTAGCCAACGCTTGCCCGATAAATTATATTAGTATATAATAGATTTTAGTAGTAATAAATAGTTGTATAGAGTGCCTAATTAGGGCTCTATAATTTTAGATCTTGCTTAATTAAAAGGAGAACTTATATGTCTAAGATCATCGGTATTGACTTAGGAACCACAAACTCATGTGTGGCTATCCTAGAAAACAACAAACCCCGTGTAATTGAAAATAACGAAGGTGCTCGTACAACACCTAGTATCGTTGCCTATGGCGATGAGATTCTAGTTGGCGCACCTGCTAAACGTCAAGCAGTTACCAATCCAAAAAATACAGTATACGCTAGTAAACGTCTAATTGGACGTAAGTTTGATGAGCCTGCTGTACAAAAAGACATCGACCTAATGCCATACAAAATCGTTAAGAATACCAACGGTGATGCTTGGGTTGAGATCAATAAAGAAAAACTAGCACCTCCACAGATCTCAGCAGAAGTCTTACGCAAAATGAAAAAGACTGCCGAAGACTATCTAGGTTATGAAGTAACACAAGCAGTTATCACTGTACCAGCTTACTTCAACGATGCGCAACGTCAAGCTACCAAAGACGCAGGTACTATTGCTGGCCTAGAAGTTCTACGTATTATTAACGAACCAACAGCGGCTGCCTTAGCATTTGGTATGGACAAAGCTGAAAAGAAAGATAAGAAAATTGCTGTGTATGACCTAGGTGGTGGTACATTTGACGTGAGTATTATCGATATCAGTAACCTAGACGGTGAATTCCAATTCGAAGTACTAAGCACCAATGGCGATACATTCCTAGGTGGTGAAGACTTTGACCAACGCTTAATGGACTATGTAATTGACGAGTTCATGAAAGAAAGTGGTGTAGACCTAAGCAAAGATGTTCTAGCTCTACAACGCTTAAAAGAGTCAGCTGAAAAGGCTAAGATCGAACTATCTAGTTCAGCACAGACCACAGTAAACTTGCCCTACATTACAGCAGACGCAAGTGGTCCTAAACACCTAAACGTAAACATTACACGTAGCAAGTTTGAATCATTGGTTGAAGAACTAATACAACGTTCAATTGCTCCATGTAAAACTGCTATTAAAGATGCCGGCATTGATGTAAGTGAGATCGACGATGTTATCTTAGTTGGTGGTCAAACACGTATGCCTAAGGTACAAGAAGAAGTAGAACGGCTATTTGGCAAAGCACCACGTAAAGACGTTAACCCAGATGAAGCTGTGGCAGTTGGTGCGGCTATTCAAGGTGCTGTTCTAGCAGGTGACAAAACTGATGTGTTGCTATTAGATGTAACTCCACTATCATTGGGTATTGAAACAATGGGTGGTGTAATGACCAAATTGGTTAAAAAGAATACAACGATTCCAACTAAGGCATCACAGGTATTCTCAACTGCTGAAGATAACCAACCAGCAGTTACAGTGTTGGTCGCACAAGGTGAGCGTGAGTTTATTAAAGACAACAAAGTATTAGGTCAATTCAATTTAGAAGGGATTGAACCACAACGCCGTGGCACACCGCAAATTGAAATTACTCTTGACATTGACGCTAACGGTATCTTAAAAGTAAGTGCTAAAGATAAAGCAACCGGCAAAGAAAACAAGATTACTATCAAAGCTAACTCAGGGTTAACTGAAGCTGAAATTGAACAAATGGTTCAAGATGCCGAAGCCAACGCAGACGCAGACAAAAAAGCACGTGAAGTAGTTGATGCTCGAAATCAAGCAGATGCTCAAATCCATACTGTTAAAAAGGATTTAGAGGAAAACGCTGACAAGATCACAGCTGAACAAAAAACAGCCATTGAAGAAGCTATTAAAACAGCCGAAGAAGCTATCAAGTCCGATGATGTACAGATCATCACTGAAGCAGTTACTAAGTTAGCTGAACCAACAGCACCGTTGTATCAAGCTATCCAAGCAGAAGTACAACCAGGTGAACAAGCTGCCGCTGAGAAACCTAGCGATGTAGTTGACGCTGAATTTACAGAAGTTAAAAAGGAGGACTAATCGTGAAACAAGTTTACACAACATTAGATATTCCAGCTATCTATAAATTTGCCATTGGCTTTGATGGATTGTTCGAGCAACTACAACACTTAGAGCAACGTACCAAGGACAGTGGCTACCCACCGTTCAATCTAATTAAACTAAACGAAACTAACTATGCTATTGAATTAGCAGTGGCAGGTTTTCAAGAAAATGAATTAGATGTAGAAGTCGAAGACGGTGATTTGGTCATTAGAGGTACTAACCGAGAAACCGCAGAAGGTGCCGGAGAATACATTCATCGTGGCATTGCCGCACGTGACTTTGTTAAGCGTATTAAGCTAGCAGAGGGTGTAGAAGTTAGCACAGCACATGTCAAGAATGGTATCCTTACTGTTAAATTGGAACAATTTATACCTGAGCCAGTTAAACAAAAGGTTGCTATTTCCTTCGAAAAGTAATATAATAAGTACATGGGGTAGGCGTTCGTTTACCCCACTATTGAGAGATTTTCAATTATGACAATATTCGAAAAGGAACATATGGGTAAAGCCGTTACTAAATCAAGACCAGTGCCTAAATTTGATATTAAAGAACCTCCTATGTATAGAGTAATTTATATCAATGACGAGGTAACGACTATGGAATTTGTAGTTGAAAGTTTAACCAATGTTTTCAACTATTCTCCTGAAGATGCGCACGAGTTAACTGCTAAAATTCATGAACAAGGCAGTGCTATTGTTGCTGTGTTGCCCTACGAAATGGCAGAACAAAAAGGTGTAGAGGTTACACATCTGGCTCGCGCTAATGGATTTCCGTTAAACATCAAATTGGAACCTGACACAAAATGATCTTTAATAAAATTAAAGAACTCAAGCAAGAAGGTAAGAAAATTGGTATAACTTTTAGTACGTTTGACATGCTACATGCTGGCCATATAGCTATGTTAAGCGAAGCTAAAAATCATTGCGATTACCTAATATGTGGCCTACAAACAGACCCAACTATTGATCGTCCTGATATTAAGAATAAACCTATTCAAAGTATTGTGGAACGTCAGATTCAATTGGCCGCTTGTCGCTATGTAGATGAAGTGGTTATCTATCAAACAGAACAAGACCTAATTGACCTGTTGCTAATCTTACCATTGGATGTGCGTGTCTTAGGTGTAGAATATGAGCACAAGGAATTCACAGGCAAAGCAGAGTGTTTTATACGAAACATTGAATTAGTGTTCAACGGTAGAGATCACAGTTTCTCTAGTTCAAGTCTACGTAAGCGTGTAGCACATGCCGAAACATTGAAATTGTTAAAGGAAGAAAATAATGTTACGAAAATTACTAGGTAAAATTTGTAGATTCTTTAGAATTGAATCCAGCGGTTGCTGTGGTGGCAACAGTAGATGCCACGGTGATTGTAATCAAGGTCGGAATTGCGATTGTAAATGAAAATTAATGACGATTTAAAATTTGGCTTATTAGTGGTCGTTGTTATTGCTTCTATAGCAGTACAATGTTTTCACCCACAGACAATAACAGGGCGTACAAAGGTGTTCTACGATTGCCGTATAGCAGAAATTAGCCCTGATGTACCACCAATGGTTAAACAAGAATGTCGCAACCAACAAGAGAAAGGTAAAAAATGAGTTTTTCAGTTATGTTAGACTTAGAAACACTAAGCACTCGCCCAGATGCTACTATTTGTACATTTGGTGCTTGTAAGTTTAGTCCTTATAATCAAAACGACATTGTGGATGGAATCTACTTCCGTATTGACATTGATGGGCAAATTGCACTAGGGCGCCATGTAGATGACAATACTATTGAGTGGTGGAGTAAGCAAGCAGAAGATGTCCGTGAAGAGGCTCTAGGTGAAGGTAATCGTATCAGCTTAGAACAGTTTACACAAGAACTAAACAGATTTATTGTAGGCTGTGATAACATTTGGGCACAGGGTCCTGTGTTTGACATTGTTATTTTAGAAAACCTTTATCGCCAAATGGGCTTACCATGTCCTTGGCAGTTCTGGCAGATTCGTGACAGTCGTACCTTGCTAAGTAGCCTAGGCGACCCACGTGAAAAGAATAAAGCAGGCCTACACAACGCATTAGAAGATGCTGTAAGTCAAGCACAGGCTGTACAGTTTGTATACAAACAAGCAGGTATTACAGAGAAACGATGATCAATGATACTTCTCGCCCACTAGTATTTTTGGGGTCAAACTACAATATATATAAATTGTACGAACTATGCGCTAGTGTGGGCTATGAAGTAGTGGGTATCATAGATGATGATTATCACAGCCAAGGTCAGTTTAAAGACATCCCTGTTATTGCTCAAGAATCACAGATAGCAGACTACCGTGAGCAATATCAATTTATCTGTGCTACTAATTGGATGCCCGGATCAGACGCTGAACGTAATAGATTAAAACGTCAGCGATTGTTAGACTTAATGTCTGAGTTAGATCTAACAACAGCCACAGTGGTAAGTAACCTAGCACAGGTTAGTGGCCGTGCTAGACTAGGAGCAGGTGTGATCATTGATGCCTTTGCTATGATCGAACCTGACGTTACTGTGGGTGATCATACAGTAGTATCGGCATATTCTGTTATTGGACACAATAGTATCATTGGCCGCAACAATGCTGTTCAACGATATTGTCTAATAACCAGCGATGTAACAACAGAAAATGATGTGTATTTTGGGCTATGCTCTCGTGTTTGCCGCAGCCACGTTACACTACAGCAAGGTACGTTTATACACCCTAACATTATGTTATTGCGTGGAACAGAAAAAGATGAAGAAGTTAGCCTATTAGGCAAAGATCTACGTAAAGTATATCAACCAGTAGAAATACATTAAGGATACAAAATGCAACTTATATTCGGTAAAGAAAACGCAGAACAGCTACAGGACAAGTACACTATTTTAGAACTTGAAACAGTGGTAAAAGAAGGACATTCAATTGATGTCTATTGTTTAATCCCAGGTGACAAAATTGGACTAACAGAGCTACCGCAACTAGACCAATGGAAACAGCTACACGCAGACTTTTTAGTTGGATACCACGATCACCAATACAACTATTGTCGCCAATGTATTGAACACTTGATGGGCAAGTTTGGCGGCGAAGTAGACACATTCTACGAAGAAATACTCAAACGCATTGAAGCAGCAGAAGCAGTAAACCCTACTATTTAAGTCAACTACTTAACTACTCAGATAATTCCGCAGGCCGGCCCCAGTAAATACTATTGGGAGCTCGGCTAATGAAAACAATAATAACATTAATAACTATGTCGTTCCTGAGCATAACCGCACAGGCACAGCCTCTGCCTGACTATACGTTTAAAAGCCCAGCATTTAATGGTAACGGATACAGTAGTCACGTACTAACTATTGAAAACCTACAGCATACACG